TAGATAGAGCAAAAGAATTAAACTCAGCTTTAACACCTGCAGAACATTCCGTAATCAATAATCATTTCGAGCATCTTAATTCTTACATTAACATGACGAAGAGAGCCAAAGAAGTTCCCAGTCATGAAGGCTATATTGCACATCTTGGCGCCAAAGCACAACGTGATATTGACTCGGTTAAGACAGAAAAAGCCAAGCAATCCAAAAAAGAAAAATGGGATAACTTAGCTGCTGAAGCTACTAAAAATAAAAAGACTATTGAAAATACTCTCAATACGCAAAGCCATTTACAGGCAGCTACTGATATTATGACTAAAGCTCTCGATAGAGGTTTAGGTCGTGAATCAGAGGGGTATATGGGTACAGTTGGAGGGCATGCGCTAAAAGCTATTCATACTGACGTATCCAACAGAATTACTTCTAATTTAAAGTTCAATAAACCTGCAGGTGGTAGCGATGATCAAATTTAAATTTTTTCTTAAAGAAGCTATCAAATCAAAAACGCTGGTTATGCACTACGGTAGAATGAACCCAGTGACGCAAGGTCATGAAGAAAATATTAAAAATACAGTAGCGCTAGCCAGTAAAAGTAAAGCAGATCATCTTATTGTTGCTTCACATAGTCAAGACAAAGAAAAAAATCCATTGTCCCCTACTCAGAAGATGAAGCATTTAACGCGCGCTTTTCCTAATGTAAATATTAGAGTTGCTGATAAAACTAAACCTACCATTATGCATCATGCAGAAGAAGCTCATAAACAAGGCTATGAGCATCTCGTAGTTACTGCTGGTGAAGATAGAGCTGCTGAGTATTCTAAACTACTTAACAGATATAACGGTCAAGCTGATAGATCCGGTAAAGTACTTTATAATTTTAAGTCAATTAAAGTAGTAAGTACAGGTCAGCGCAAAGAAGGTATTTCAGGCTCTGATATGCGTAAGCATGCTAAAGAAGGTAACTACGATCAGTTTAAAGCAAACCTTCCTACTAGATTAAGAAATAACGAATCTCATGCTAGAGATATTTACCACGATACACGTAAAGGTATGGAAGTAGAATAATGACAAAGCCAGTATGGGAAAAGCCCAATCCAGTAAAGAAACATTCTAAACTAACACCTCTTCAAAAATCTAAAGCTCGCGCTAGAGCTCGCTCGGCAGGTAGACCGTATCCTAATATGGTTGATAATATCTGGGCTGCTAATGAAGAGTTTAACCTCAAGCGTCTAGGATCTAATCCAGGCAAGTTCAAGAGATTAGTAGCTAAACATTTAGGGTCAAAAGCTGCTGATAAAATTGACGGAGCTGACGGTTCTAAGATTATGGCCCTTGCAAAGAGAAAAGGCGATACTGGTCTGTTCAGACAAGGCTCTTTCATAAAGAATTTTTATGGTGAAGCTCTAGAGATTGGTACAAAAGAAATTAGAGTTGCATACTCCAGAATGACACCAGGTCAAGAGAAGATATCTTTTGATTTAGGGCATGATGCTAACGTACCGCAAGACAATAAAATAGAATTGCGTCGCCGTAAAGCCAAGAAGATTTTTAGAGCGTATTTCGATGAGGCTAGCGATAGTAAGCCTTTAGGTAAACCATTCCGTACACCTGGCGAGAGAAAGAAGTTCGCTGTATATGTACGCAATGATAGTGGTAATACAGTTAAAGTTCGCTTTGGCGATCCTAACCTATCAATTAAAAGAGATAACCCTGCGCGTCGCAGGTCATTTAGAGCCAGACATAACTGTGCAAACCCAGGTCCTAGAACAAAGGCGCGTTACTGGAGTTGCAGGCAGTGGCGTGCTAGCGCTAAAGTAGAAGCGTAAAAACAATAAATATAATAAAGTTATCAGGAGCAATTTACAATGGATCTCACCAAACGTCTAGGTCTTCCAGCAGACCTTTTAAAGCAAGCCACGGAAGTTCTAGAGGGTAAGAAAATCTCTCACCCTAATCAGAAAGCTATTTCTACTGCGGCACCTCCGCACGATGAAATCACAGCTGCGGATTTCAAGGCACTCAAGGCCAAGAAGAAGTATAAGGTTGAGGGCGTAGATCGCAGTGGTAAGGCTTACGAGTCACCTCTATTTGAAACAGAAGATCAAGCTGTAGCACTCTATAACAAGATTCGTAAATCCGCTCCTATCTCGAATCTTAAGATTGTAGAAGTAACAGAAAAGGTTGACGAGGTTGTTGAAGTTTCAGCGCCTGTCGAAGAGGCCAAAGAACTAAACAAAGATAATGCTGATGATGCACGTTCTCATGATTGTGCCAAGCATGTCGTACACGAGCAATGGGGTGTTGGTGAAACAGTTCCTACCATGCATGCTGATCCAGACGCTGACGGTAATATTGCTTGGTATGACGTAATGTTTGAACATGGTATTGAACAAAACGTCCCTACATCAGATCTAGAAATCACTCTATCAGAAACTCACGTCCACAAGAAAAGCAAGCGTATGAGTGAAGCTGCTATGAGTGGCGATGCCGGTCAAGGTGCTAAGAAAGACGTCAAAGCACTTAAAGGTAAAAATAAGAATGTAGAAATGAATCCTGTTACTAAAGAAGAAGTAGAGCAGGCCGATGAAGCCATGGATAAGTCTATGGCTTATGCTACAGGTACTAAGCAGGCGATGAAGATGACAGGCGATAAGCCGCCACTAGAAAAATCCACTATTAAAAAAGCTCATAAGATCGCCAAAGCTATTATTCGTAATGAAGAAGTTGAGCTTGAAGAAGGCCGTAAGTCAGGTGTTGTAGGTCAAGTTCTAAACAATCCTAAGGCTAAAGAACACTTCACAAAGCTAACTGGAAAGCAGGCTTCCTACTTCCATATCACTAAGAACCCAGATCATGCTGCTGCTGCTTTAAAGCATGCTGCAGGTGGTGGATCTGAAGGTGAAAGTGAAAAGCCAGAAAGTGGTGAAGATACAGAAGCTAATCAGCATCCTATTAATAAGCTACGCGGCATTGCTGACCGTGGTGGTGGAAAGTTCATGGGTAAAGATATTACTCGTAACCATGCTAACAAGCTGCTATCTATGCATGACGGTCTAAAGCCTGCGCAGAAACAAGACTTTGTTTCTAATATTGGAAAACATCTTAGCAACGTAATGTCATAATGTTTAAGGCTAGGTTCATATATGAAGCAACAAGTGGTGTTGCTACACACACTGGTAAGATTGCATCTAGTAAGCGCATAACCAAAGCCTTACAAGATGCAATTGATAATAATGAACCTCGCGAATATACTTTTGATGATGGTACTGTAGGTACTATTGAGCCTAGCATGGCCAAGTTAGCATTAGCGAAATATAACTCGCTATCTCCCTTTGAGAAGGCAAAAGCAGCTGAATATATGCGTGGCTCCTTTAAAAATTATATCAGGGCAATTAAAGGCCAATAAACATAAATACTGAAAGAGTTCAAAGGAGATACTACTATGCCTCAATGGGGTAAGACAGATAACGCTGCTAACTCAGTCCTATGGGGACCAGCGCTTTTTAATACAGTTGCAAATTCTACTACACAAACTGCCCTTTTCGGTAACACTACTGTAGGTGCTTTCGTTAATAACGAGATTATTGGTCAGTATGGTGCCGATACTACAGAAATGGGTGTAGGGGCTGGCGGTGTTATTAGTATCGTCATTACTTCACCAGGTTCTGGTTACTTCTCAAACGCCGCTGTAACTATTACAGGTGGTGGCGGTGCAAGTGCTACCGCTAATGCACAAGCTAATGCTACCGGTTATATTTCTATCGTAAATATTACTGCAGCTGGTTCTTCTTATGAGACAAACCCAGATGTAGCAATTGCTGCTCCTGCTGCTCAGACATTTAATGCCAATACAGCTGTTAATGCAAACGGATTTATCGCTATTGCATCTAACAAGTATCAAGTTAACGATTACATTAAGTACTTGGTAGCTGCTGGTAATACTGCTCTAACCGGCCTTGCTAATAATACAAGCTATTATGTACAAGCTAGTAACTCAACAGGTATTTACATCTCCTCAACAAGTGGCGGTGCTGCTATTACTCTTACAAAGGGTCTTACAGAAACTGGTCACTCATTCACAGGTGAAACAGCCACTGCAACTGCAGTAGTTGGTGGTGCTCAGAATAAGGGTGCTGCTCACGCTGGTTGGGTTGTACGTACAGAAGGTACAGGTGGTCGCGCTGGTCGTGTTCATTTTGAGACTCTAGTAGCTATGGGCTCAATCACCAGTGACGCAGAAGACAACGTTCTTCCTGACGCATAATATAAAGAACTAAATTATGGCTACTAAGAAAATTACAGAATTAACCGCTGCAAATACTCTAAGTGGCAATTCATTACTCGTCGCTGTTACTAATCCAAGTGGTGCAGCGACGACTAATAAAATCACAGTAGCTAATTTCTTTGGTAACATTTCCACTACCGTTGCCGTAACAAATAATGTTTTAATAACCGGTATAACAACTGTTAACACTGTAAACATTACTACAGGTAATGTTGTAACACTCACTAGTAGTATAGGTACGTTTAGCACTACACTTGCTATTCCATATAGATCTACTCCTGCAAATAGCACCGCTCTAGCAATTACTAACAATGCAATTTTTCATGACGGCACTTATCTTTATGTCGCTGTAGGTACAAACACAACCAAGAGAGTTTTATTGTCGTCCTTTTAAATAATGTTCGAAAAATTAGATGAAACCAACGCTTTATTATACGCTGCAAAACACTACGATAATCCGCAGTGTTATGATACTATTGAATTTTACGATGATCTTAAACGATTTCAATATCTAAAAAGACTGTTTAATCGTTATAAAGAGACAGGTGAGATTAAAGAGCGTTTAGCAATAAATCATATTATTATACTTTATAATGTTTTTGGGCCAGTACACTGTACTAGATTATTATTCTTGAAATTACATGAACATGGTGATATCTTAAAGCCTATTCTTGAATTTTTAGGCTATATGCCTGATAAAATAGAAAACGTAGGCCTACAAGGAAAAACTTATTATTCGAGTGAAATAGTAAGTGATGATAAGATAAAAGAATTACTAAAGGCAATCTAATGAAAACCTTTTTAAACTTTATTAAAGAAGCTGATGTACCTATCAATGTAACCGGGGCTGTTGTGTCTACTGATCAACCAGTCGTTACAAAGAAATCCAGTAATAAATATATTACTAAGAATAAAAAAGAAGCCCCTAAACTAAAAGGTTAGAGTACAATGGATTTACTAAACGTAGCAAAAGGTATCTTAGGGGCGGTAGCACCTACAGTAGCAACAGCGCTCGGTGGCCCTCTCGCAGGCGTCGCAGTTCGTCAAATTGGTAGTGCTCTAGGTTTATCAGATAACGCCACTCAAGACGAAGTTATGTCAGCAGTAGCTAATGCTGATCCAGAAACACTTTCTAAGATTAAACAAGTAGAAGCTGACTTCAAAGTAAAGATGAAAGAGCTAGATGTAAGTCTAGCAAAGCTAGAAGTCGAAGATAAGAACTCAGCTCGTAATAGAGAAGTTCAGACAAAAGATAAAACGCCAAGAGTATTAGCATACCTCATTGTAGCTCTATACATTGGTGTACAGGTATACTTGATTACAGGTAATATTATTCCTGCTGAAATGCGTGAAATGGTAATGCGCGCTCTAGGTACACTAGACGCTATTCTAGGTGGTATCTTTGCTTACTACTTTGGTTCTTCTGTAGGATCTAAAGAAAAGTCAAGCCAGCTTGATCAGCTCATAGCTGGTAATAAAGATGGAAAATAGTCTTGAGACTAAGGTTACTTTACTAGAGAGGGATCATGAGCGATTCATGGTCCTTCTTGAGCGTATGGATAGTAATCTTAATAAGATAACAGAATTATCTACTTCCGTAAAGCAAATGCTAGCCGTTCAAGAGAACAGATTAGATTATTCTGAAGATAAGCATTCAATAACAGAAAAAAGACTCGAGAAGCACAGCGATAGACTGGATGCTCTTGAAAAATGGCGCTGGTACCTATCAGGAGCTATATTCATAGTAGGATTTGCAATCCCTATGGTTATTTCGCATATCCTTAAAAACTAGTTGATATTTACTTCGATTCAGATATAATACCAATAGAGGTATTGTATGACTGAATGGTTAGATAGAAAATATATCAATATATTCTCATCTCATGTGAGAAATTTTAAGTGGCAGAATCAAAACACTGCTCGCTGCTCTTGTCCTCTGTGCGGTGATAGCCAGACGAATAAATTCAAAGCAAGACTATACTTCATTACTGATAGTAGTAAAGGTTACCGCATTCATTGCCATAACTGCGGGGCAAATATGACGCTACGCGGTTTTCTAAAAGTTGTAAATAGTGAATTATTTGAACAGTATAATAGAGAGTTAATAGTTGAAAAATTTGGAAAGGTCGAACCCGAAGGACAATTTAACTTCACTAGACCAAAGTTTATGCAAGCCGGTAGCCCGCTCAATAAACTCAAACGAATATCGCAACTACCGATAGATCATCCTGCTAAGCTGTATGTGGAAGGTAGAAAGATACCGTCGAACATGCATTATAAGCTATTCTTTGCCCCTAAGTTTAATGAGTGGACGAATAGCATGATACCTAACAAGCTTAATGCAGACAAGGATGAATCAAGACTAGTAATACCTTTACTTAGTGAAACTAAGGAAATGTTCGCATATCAAGGACGTGCACTTAGTGAAACTAAGATAAGGTATATAACTATTGTATTGGATGAATCCAAGCCTAAGATATATGGACTTGATACTGTCAACTACGATAAGACTTTCTATGTACTAGAAGGCCCTTTAGATTCCTTGTTCTTAGACAACGCAATTGCCATGGCAGGTTCAGATACTGGAGAGAAGTTTAATAACAATGCTGTATTTGTATTTGATAACGAACCTAGAAATAAAGATATTGTAAGGAAAGTAGAGAAAGCTATCGAAAAAAATTTTTCGGTAGTAATTTGGCCAGAATCACTAATATTCAAGGATATCAATGATATGGTAATGGGTGGTATGACACAGCATGACGTTATGTCAATGATCGGTGCTAATACATATACTCACCTGCAAGCAAAGCTAAAGTTTACTCAGTGGAAAAAGGTGTGAAATGAATTCTGCTAAAATTGTTGCTATTACTTCACCACTGATAGAAGGAGTAGAAAAAGCTAGTGATTTTATAGCGTATGCAGCACGCGTATCTAATCCTTCGAATCAGATGAATACTGCTACGTCAGAAAAATTGCTAAAGTACTGTGCAAGACATGCGCATTGGTCAGTATTTGAAATGTCTAACGTTGTTATGGAGATTGAGACTACACGTGACATTGCTCGTCAAATACTTCGCCATCGTTCATTCTCGTTTCAGGAATTTTCTCAACGATATGCAGACCCTACAAAGGATCTGGGGTTTGTTACACGTGAAGCAAGACTACAAGATAATAAGAATCGTCAAAACAGTATAGAAGTTGACGATAATCTACTTCAGAATGAGTGGTATAGATCACAGCAGCGAGTTCTATTTGCTGTAGAGCGTGAATATAAATGGGCTATTGATAATGGTATCGCCAAAGAGCAAGCACGTGCTGTGCTACCCGAAGGTCTTACTATCTCTAGAATGTATATGAATGGTAATATTCGTTCCTGGATTCATTATTGCCAGCTACGTATGACTGAAGGTACACAAAAAGAGCACCGTGAAGTTGCCAAGTCCGCTTGGGATCAACTAGCTCTATATTTTGACTTTATTACATCTATCAATAATTAATCAAGGAACTAACTATGGCTGTTCAGATCGACTATTCTCGTGACGCATTATTTGACGATTTAGGATTAAAGAGATTACGTGAATCATATATGAGAGAGGATGAAGCATCACCGCAGGATAGATTTGCGTTTGTTTCTACAGCTTTTAGTAGTAATCCAGATCATGCTCAACGCTTATATGAGTATGCTTCGAAGCATTGGCTATCGTATTCTACACCTATTCTCTCTTTCGGACGTACCAAGAAGGGGTTACCTATCTCTTGCTTTCTAAACTGGATTGATGACTCAGCTGAAGGTCTAGTAGATACCCTATCTGAAACTAACTGGCTTTCTATGCTAGGTGGTGGAGTAGGTGTAGGGTTTGGTATTCGTTCTGCTGATGATCGCTCTGTGGGTATTCTACCTCACTTAAAGATCTATGATGCATCCTGCTTGGCTTATAAGCAGGGATCTACTCGTCGTGGCTCTTATGCTGCTTATCTAAGCATCGATCATCCAGATATCGAGATGTTCTTGGAGATTCGTAAGCCTACCGGTGATCCTAATATTCGCGCACAGAATTTACATCACGGTATTACCATTCCAGACTCGTTCATGCAAATTATCGAGCGTTGCATGCTTGATCCCAATGCTGATGATACCTGGGAACTAAAGGACCCTCATACACGTGAAGTTCGTAAGACTGTATCTGCTAAGACTCTATGGCAGAAGATTATTGAAATTCGCATGCATACGGGTGAGCCTTACTTACAGTTTATTGACACTTGTAATAATAAACTACCTCAGTGGCTCAAAGATAAGGGCCTTTCTGTTCGTCAGTCCAATCTTTGCTCTGAGATTATTCTACCCACAGATAAAGATAGAACAGCTGTATGCTGCTTATCATCTGTAAATCTAGAATATTTCGATGAGTGGAAAGGTGAGGCTCTATTCCTACTAGATGTTGCTGAAATGCTTGATAACGTACTTCAGTACTTTATCGATAATGCACCTAGTACTGTACATAGAGCGGTGTATTCTGCTTCTCGTGAGCGCTCTATAGGCGTAGGTGCGCTTGGCTTCCACGCATATCTTCAGAAGAATAATATTGCTATCGAAGACACCGAAGCAGTAATTACTAATCGGGTTATGTTTAAACATATAAGGAAGCGCTTGAATGAAGCAAATATTAGACTCGGGAAAGAACGGGGTGAGGCACCTGATGCTACTGGTACCGGCTTTAGGTTTAGTCACCTTATTGCCATTGCTCCTAATGCTAGCTCTTCTATCATTATGGGTAATACTTCTCCCTCTATTGAGCCTTTCCGTGCTAATGCTTATCGTCAAGACACGCTTTCGGGTGCAGGGCTTAACAAAAACCGATTCCTAGATGCTATTCTGCGCAGTAAGTGTGAAGAGTTAAATCTTGATATCACCGAAGTATGGAGCACTATCATGCAAAATGATGGCTCAGTGCAGGAACTAGACTTTCTTGACGAACATACCAAGAACGTGTTTAAAACTGCTATGGAACTAGACCAGCGAATATTGATCGAACTAGCCGCTGATCGCCAAGAGTATATAGATCAAGGTCAATCTCTAAATCTATTCTTCCTACCTACTGCAGATGTTAAGTACTTACACGCAGCCCACTTCCTTGCTTGGAAGAAGGGATTAAAGACTCTATACTATTGCAGAAGTGAGAAGATCAAGAAAGCCGATAAAGTCTCGAAGCTAATTAAACGACAAATTATCGAAGAAATTGATATTCGTGCTCTTGCTGAAGAGACTTGCCTGGCATGTGAAGGATAATTATGCTTTACAATTTAAATCATTACTGCAATCAAGTCCATATAAGGAGTAATCCTCTAGATGGACTTGATGGATGGGTCTGGATTTGTGAGGATGGTAAACCTGGTTCTGATGGTGGAGTATGGACCGGACCTATTAATGACTGGATATCATCACACAGTGAAAAGTTTTTTAAATACGTTAAAAACTTCGATACGGTAATTCAAGCAGGTGGAGCTCTCGGAATGTATCCTAGACTCCTAGCTAATCGTTTTAGATTCGTTTATACGTTTGAGCCTGACCCTCTTAACTTTTTTTGTCTTGTTAATAACTGTCAAGTAGATACTATTATTAAATTTAACGCAGCATTAGGTGAAAAAAATGAGTTCGTACAGATACAACGATCCGACTTATCAAATGCGGGCACACATACAGTACAACCTACTATAGATGGTAGAATACCAATAATGTCAATAGACAGTTTTAATTTTAATGCTTGTGATTTAATTCTTCTTGACGTAGAAGGGTTTGAATATCCCGCTATTAAAGGTGCAGTAAATACAATAGAAAAATTTAAACCAGTTATTATAGCAGAACATAGTAGAGATACGGATGTTGTACAATTAGTTGACTTTTTAACTGCTAGAGGTTATAAGCAAGTAGATCAAAGTGTCTCGGATTTCATTTTCGTAGCGGAGTAATTACATGTCAAAGAAAACAGAACTAAAACTAACTGATGAGCGTTCATATTTTAAACCTTTTCGTTATCCGTGGGCGTATGATGCTTGGCTACAACACGAACAAGCACATTGGATGCATACCGAGCTTCCCTTTATTGAGGATGTCAAGGATTGGAATACTAAGTTAACTGAGAACGAGAAGTACTTCTTGACTCAGATTCTACGCTTCTTCACTCAGGGTGATATTGACGTAGCTGGTGGATATATCAAGAACTATCTACCATATTTTCCTCAACCTGAAATACGTATGATGCTTACAGGGTTTGCTGCTCGTGAAGCTCTACATATTGCTGCTTATTCACATCTGATTGAAACTCTAGAGATGCCTGAGTCGACTTATCAGCAGTTTCTTGAGTATGAGGCCATGAAGGAAAAGCATGAATACTTTGCTGAGATGTCTGCGCAGGATGAGCAAAGTGTAGCTCAGCAGATTGCTGCTTTCTCAGCTTTTACTGAAGGTATGCAGCTATTCTCATCGTTTATCATGCTTCTGAATTTTCCTCGACACGGTCTCATGAAGTCGATGGGTCAGATTATTACTTGGTCTATTGTAGATGAGACTATGCACTGCGAAAATATGATTAAGCTCTTCCGAACCTTTATCGAAGAGAATAAGCATATTTGGAATGATAAGCTTAAAGGTGAGATCTATACCATTGCTACTAAGATGGTAGAACTAGAAGATAAGTTCATTGACCTTGCATTCTCAATGGGTGAAATGAGAGACCTTACCGCTGATGAGGTTAAGAAGTATATTCGTTATATCTGCGATCGTCGTTTGATCGCAATGGGTATGAAAGGCATTTTCAAGGCAAAGAAAAATCCGCTACCTTGGGTTGAAGAAATGTTAAACGCTCCGACTCATACTAACTTCTTTGAGAATAAGTCTACAGACTACGCCAAGGGTGCTTTGACCGGTACATGGGGTAGCGTCTGGGCAGCTTAATGAAGTTTAAGTTTAAGAAACTTTATATGGAGATGGCTGAGTCAGTCAGCCGTCTTTCCTATGCCAAGAGACTACAAGTTGGCGCTGTTATCGTCAAAGATAACAGAGTAATCTCTATTGGCTATAATGGTACACCAACTGGGTGGGATAATAATTGCGAATCAGTAGACGAAGACGGTAAGCTGACTACTCGCAAAGAAGTCATTCACGCCGAGATGAACGCGATAGCTAAATTAGCTAGATCATCTGAGAGTGGTGAGGGTGCTTCGTTGTTTGTTACGCATGCGCCTTGTATTGAATGTGCAAAACTGATATATCAATCAGGTATAAATTATGTGTACTATAAAACTAACTACAGAAGCGAGGAAGGCAAAAATTTCCTAAAAGCTTCAAATATAGAAGTAGAGGAACTAACAAATGAATAAAGAATACGAGTGTGAAGACTGCTGCGCTGTTTTTACCGTAGAAACTATCGAGGACAGTGACGAGGCAACAGAGCCATTTTACTGCCCGTTCTGTGGTGGTATGAATATCAATAACGGTGCCGATGATGACGATGACGATGACGGTCTAGATGATGATGAATTGTTTGATGACGATGAGGACTAACTAATATATACCCGAAAAGGGTATATTATGTTAACTGAAGACAGTCCTTGGCTATTTAATAGTAATACTCTAACAGAACAAGAGATACAAGATTGTATCTCTCAATACGCTGGATTTATATACTTAATTACCAATACATTAAATGGTAAAAAATACATTGGTAAAAAGATATTTACTAATACCAGACGTGTAAAACAAAAGAACAAAACAAGACGTAAAGTAAAAAAAGCAGAAAGTGACTGGAGAAACTATTACGGTTCTTCTCCAGCACTTTCTGCTGATATTGTTCATTTCGGTAAAGGTAATTTTAAAAGAGAGATTATCAAATTCTGTAATAATAAATCTGAAATGGCTTATTTTGAAGCTAAAGAACAGTTTGTCCGGGGATGTTTAGAATCCCCGGACTGGTATAACGAACATATTATGTGTAGAGTGAGAAAAGCAAATCTTAAGATCTATTCTTCTCACTCACAAGTGAAGTAAGAATATTTGTCCATACAGCTGCTCTACGATCCCAGTTAAACTTAAAGTCAGCGTACGTCTTAATAAAGTCTAAGATAGGCTCTACTTGAGGTTGCTGAACCATCTGAATAGCAGTAATTAGATTACCAGCAAAGCGATTAGCATGCTGAGTAGGATCTTCACACCACTGATATTGCATGGTTAATCCACCAGATGTTTCTGGCAAAGCAGCAAAATTAGGATGGACAGCTAGGCAACGAGCACTCATGGCTTCGATAAGACATAAGCAAGACGTTTCAGGCCAGATAGAAGGATAGGCAAAGATATGGGCTTTACTTAGAGCTTCACGGATCTCATCATTAGTAACCGAACCGTGATAGTTAATTTTAGGATGCGCTACACAGCGTTCAAATACTGCCTTATAAGGTTCGTCACGCTCTTCCCATCCATATAACTTAAAGCTTGAGAATACATCCAACTCGATATTATCGAACTTCTCACAAAGCTTCTCAAATACAGGTACTAACAATTCTAGACCGCGATGAGGGGTAGGAGTGTAGATGATCTTAATTACATCCTTACTCTTATCATTGCAATTATCAATAGGTACAATAGCATTCTCCAGTACAATGGACTTACTATAAGGAATACCGAGCGTGTTCTTGTACTTTTCCATTTGCCAGTTCGATACAAACACGAATAGGTCAAATTGATCGCGATAACCAGATTCAGAAAGCCTACTCACTGCAGGGTCTTCTGCTAGATCATGACACCAGAGAATTTTGATCTTATCTGGATCAAGAACGTTCGGTCTAGAGCAGATAATTTGAAATTTATCGAGTAGATCCTTATCTACTCTACTGAAGAGACCATCTCGCATGATCTCAGTGCCACCTTTTGCATTAGCAGCAATATCAGTTTGATCGTCCAGAATTGTTAGCTTCATTATTATTCACCTGCTCATTTGTATCGGGTTGCTTTTCAATATTAATGATAGAGCTCTTATAGAAAGACCTCCACTCATTTCTATCTAGGCTAAAAACTCTAATAATATCAGGGTTTAGGTTTCGTGTATCCGTACCACTAGGATGTAACTCTTCTGGAATAAGAGCTAGATTCTTAGTGCATGGCATAACTCGAACATCGCCTGTTGTCTTCTTAACGAAGGTTACCATGGCAATACCGCCAAGATATTCTTCTAGCAAGACATCACTTACAGCCATTAAATTACTCCTGGATTATCCGTTACATATTCAATAAGATCAGTATAGCCACCTATCAGCTTATTTTCAAGATAAATGGCAGGAACTGTCTTCATGCCAGTCAAAGTAATAAAATCATCACGAGCAATGTCAGTTCCTACCTTGACTTCTTGTACTGTTATATTCTTCTTGGCAAAATATGCTTTTGCCTTTACACAATAAGGACAATTATCCTTAGTGTACATCTTTACTTGCATTTAGTGCTTCCTATTCATTGCTCTGTTTTTACGCTTCTTACTGCCGATCTTGCGGCGACCTTTACCATACTTTTTCAAACCAGTTCTAGCAGCCATTATGCGATCTCCTTATTAAACCATTCAGGTACTTCACGCTTAGTCCACTTAGCAAAACTACGCTTAGCGCCGTTATAATACGCCTTGTAGCATACCTTTGAGTCAGCAGAGACTTTGTATTCATCAGGCATAGCAGGTGGAGGTTGCGTAAAATATCCAACATCAATATTGTTAGGTGGTGTTTTTAAGACACCTTTGAGTTCATCATAAGTTTTGTGAACTCTACCATATCTATATTGATACTCATCTGCTAGTTCGCAAAATAGACAGTACAACCAATTATAATTATTGTTAGACTGTCTAAGCCATAGTCCAGACGGGTGCTTAACGTGGGAGGCTTTATATACCTTATCCTCGCGCTCATCAGGTAGTAACCAGCGTTGAATATTTCTATCCAACCTGGTCTTACCTTGATATTGCTGTCCGTCTAAAATACGATGCGCGGTAGACATTAACTGCGCATATTCAACTATCATCTTAACGACATGCTTGTCTATGTGCCATTGAGCACATATCTTCGGGTCGTTAGAAAAATAGAAAATGTTCATATTATTCGTCGTTAGCGTCTCGATATACGAACGTAGTTCTAATACGAGCTGGCTTGAAGAACTTTTCTACAAGACCTACAACCTTATCGATGCTGAAGTCCTTGCAAGAAAAAACATCAATATAAGTATTACCATCTTCGTTGCAGAAGTGAGCGCAGATATTAGATGTCTCAATAAGCTGTACAAGAGTAAATCCTGCCTTATTACCGCTACCGAAATTAACGATTTGCGGTTCACCGAAAGCAACCATTTCGATATCTTCTACAAGCTGCTTGGCAAACTTATAGACGTTATCATAATCCATGATTGAGGGAATATCACATGCCTTGCAGTCTAGCATTAGATGGTATCCCCATGAACGAATCTGTTCCATTTACTGTTCACCTCTTTCTATGAAATCTACTTTTGAATAGCTACTTTCGAAAAACAAATCAAGCGCTTTTAACGTATCACGTGGATCACAAGTACCACACATGAATACGTCAATTGCACAATAGTTTTTCTCAGGCCAGGTATGGATGGACATATGACTTTCGGATAGAATTACAACTCCTGTAATTCCACACCCATCTCCGAAATGATGAAAATGACTACTTAATACAGTAGCGCCGGCACTTGTTGCACTCTCGCGAAAGACTCTATCTACATCTTCGCAGGAAATAAGTTTGGAAGGATCTACCCCCCAGTAATCGACAATTAAATGTCGACCGCCAGCCTTAATCATTTCATCTAAACTCTCTTACAGGTTAAGACGTTTATTTATTACCTATAATATCGATAGCTACGATAATAAGGATAAGGCCTGTAATAATATACAGGAGGTGGAGCATAATATACTGGTGGTGGAGGTACATACACCGGTCTTGTATCGTAATAATATACCTTAGTCGGCGGCGTATAAGAATACGTATTAACAGCACAACCTGTTAAACTAAGTGCGAATAATAAGATAGCCGCTATTCTCATTTGCTTTTACCGCATGACGTTTACTATAATATTTATTTAGAAAGTAAAGTCTAGCAGCGTCTTCTTTATAATACAAAAAGACTTTACGTTCTCTTTCTGGCATGTTATCAAACCATTCCCAAAAAGCCTTATCAAAGGCTTCGGTAAACATTACTGACTCTTCTATTTGCATTTTCATATTTATAGAATTGGCCTGCCCGGAGGGATTCGAACCCCCGACCTACGGATTAGAAGTCCGTTGCTCTATCCAGCTGAGCTACGGGCAGAATTCTTTACCCCCTACGTGAACGTGCACCTACAGTAGATAGGTCTTCGTTCTTGGAAGCTAACTGCAGACCACCCTTATTAAAGAGCGGCATAACTCGAGATTGCAATTCGCGTACTTTACGCTGCACATGCTCAGGTTCATTATGAAGATTAGCTAGAATACCCTTAACCTTGCCAGTATTCTGATATGCAGAAAAATCCTCTAGCCATACCTTCTCATCAACTACCTTCGAAGGCTTACGACGAGAACCATAGTAATTACCCATTTTCTTCCTCTCTTTAAGCTGATCGGGATTAACACCCATCTTCGTCAGGAATTTATGATGCTCTTCACGAGCACGAGCAAGGCGCTTATTCATAAGTTACATATTATACTGTATATCAATTAACTGCAACTCATTTTTAGGTATTCGTAAATTAAAAATCAAAACCAGGTGTCATATCACTATATAATATGTTGCTATAAACACCAAGTGAGGTTGTAATGGAAATTAAAATTAGTCTTGAGGAATTACGTAAGCGTAAGCTATTCGTAGCTACTCCAATGTATGGCGGTCAGTGTGCTGGTATGTTTACCAGATCTATTGCTGATCTAACCGGGCTCTGTGTTAAGTACGGTATTGAACTAAGACACTACTTCTTATTCAATGAATCTCTTATCACACGTGCGAGAAACTATTGCTGCGATGAATTCCTCCGTAGTGATTGTACACATATGATGTTTATCGATAGTGATATTGGATTTAATCCTAACGATATCATTACTCTTATGGCTCTTCAGTCAGATGATTCACCATATGATGTAATTGGTGGGCCTTATCCTAAGAAGTGTATCTCATGGGAGAAGGTAAAGCAGGCTGTAGATAAAGGAATGGCGGATGAAGATCCTAACGTACTAGACAAGTATGTTGGTGATTACGTATTCAATCCCGTATCAGGTA